ATATTTATTTAACCAGGTTAGCCTAATAGTTTCATAACCTTTACAATCATTACTTTGTATATTATATCTCATAGCTCTACTGTTCGGTACGTTGTTATTAGCTTGCAAATATATATTATAATATGCAGTATTAGCTGGCAGATTAATACCAGCACCTGCTAAATTAGCTACTCCTACTCCTATAAATAATAAAGATTCATGGCTATCAGTTATAAGTAAATCGTTAGTAGCATTGTGCCCTCCATTAGCAGCGCTAATATTAATCTGGTTACTTTGTAAAAGTGTATTACTATCATTATAAAAAGATACGTTTACCTTACCAGGGAAACTATTTCCAGCAGAATATTTACCGTTTAAAAATGCTAAAGTAGCATAATCTGTACTTCTTATCCTCTGAGCAGTAGGATTAGCTACTGCAGTAAATTCAGTAGGAGGAGCATCTGTTAAAAATAAAGATATAATACTAGTCATTAATCTACTTTTATTATCCCAGTTAGATAAATCTAAAGCGTATCCTAAACTAGTCCTAACCTGCTCATTATTATAAGTCATACCATTAAAAAAGGTTAAATTTAATGAGATAGCTTGAAATATATACTCAGTAGGAGCATCATTAGGATTAGTACTATACTCCTCTCCCCATCCTAAAACTGCCTTACTAGCGCTATCATTATTTAGGCTCTGCTTATCTATACAGTGTATAGGGCACTCTGAGCCTGCTATATTATCTACTGATTTAAAAGAGCTCTCATTACCAGTAGTAGCATTACCTAAGTTAGTAGTTTTTACATACTGCTCAAAAATATCACTCATATTTATTATACCAGTACCCAAAGCATTCGGAGAAAATTTTAACCTAATTATATACTGGCTACCAAACTGGCCTATATATACATCTACAAAAAACTTAAATTTATAATTACCAGTAGTATTAGTACTAGTTAAAGCATACATCCAATCAGTGCCTGCTGGCATCTGATTATAAAAAGGATACTGTATTACACTTACTGCCATATTATTTTATTTTTGTTTTTGTATATTCACTACCTAAAATACTCTGCATCATTTTAGCGCTATCTTTACCATAAGCCTCTATTATCTCTGGAGCTAATCGTTTACGGTGCATGGCAAAGGCATCTCTAAAGAAAAATGTAGGCTCTATTCCATAGGTTTTTATATTCATAGCTATACCAAAGGCTGCAGAGTTTATATTAGCAGGAGTTTTTTTAATAAATTTACCTTTAGCTCCTCTAAGTTTTATAGGTTTATCATTAATCCATTTAGCTATAGCACTAGGAGGAGGCATACTGCCAGGCTTTCTACCCTCCTCTACATTTTTAAAATAATCTACTGCGCTAAAATCCATCTCCAGCGCTCCAGATGGATAAACTTTAACCTTAAACTTTAAGCTATCTGAGAGAGTTTTAGATTTAGTATTTATCTTACGCCTACTAAGATAAAATCTAGCTCTATGCAGTACATTATCTCCGAATTTAATAAAGGCCTTTTCAGTATTTTTAACATCCATTTTATAAATCCTTTATTACTATCATTCTTGTTATATGCTTTATACTATGCACTTTTATTTTTATTATCTTTATAACTTACTCATTATTAATAACTTATACTATGTATTAGCTATGTACTTTACTATGCAGTTATGGTACTATATTCTCATCAGTAGGCATAACTGTAGGGCTACTCTCTTTAGGATTATTACTAAACTCTCTACAGTTAATAACTCCTTCATTACTCCAAATCCATTTACTAGAAGCATCATTATAAATAGCTTTATCATCAAAATTATTACAAGCAAAATATATTCCAGGTACTGTAATACTAAAACTACAATTCCATCCAGATACTACATTATCAAATCTCTCAGTAAAAGGCTCTAGCGTAAAATCTTTATCATCAGCCTGGCCATATACTCCCTCATTTTGCTGCACTCCTAATAGTAATCCATTTTTATACTGAGCTATAGTATCTATTAATATCTGTAAAGTATCAGATAATACTTGCTGCTCATTACTCTCATCTAGCTTAACTAAATCCATAGCTAATACATTAAACTCGAAAGTAACTTGCTGCACTCCTGCAGTTACATTACCAGGCACTATATGTACTAAAGGATAGACAGTATTAGCTGATATATCTACCTCATCAACTGTACCAGAGCTAACATTATTAACCATACCATGCGTAATAGCTACACACTTTAGCGCATCTATTACATTATTATAACTAGCATTATTACTCTTATTTTGCATATCTTTTTATTTTCTATTTAGCTCCTCATTTAACTCTAAATCCTTAGTATATGATAAAAAATTAAGGCAGGTATTTACATTTAATCCTACCACCTTATCCATCTTTAAAATATCTCCTCCAGCCATCCTATGTATTAAGCAGTACCAACCGTATTTACTGCCTATACTATCTCCTGCATCCTCCTGCTCTTTATAATGCTGAGGCTCTTTATCTCCTCCTCCAAAGAGGATAGCGTACTCTCTGTGAGTTTCCTCCCTATATTGCAAAAAAAAACCAGAGCAGCATATAAAGTATCTATACTCATACGCTCCTTAAAGAGTTTACGCCTATTAACTATATTATCTAAATTATAATCCTCTATAATATATTTAATTCCATCCCTTTTTACTACTGGCCTATATAATACTGCAAATACCTTATCTAAATTATTAAATCCATCCTGCAGATAGTTATCTAAATCTACAAACTCTCCTAAACTTAGCTCATCAAAATTAGGTATAAATCCATACTCTATACTATCTATCTCTATTACCCTAGTTAATTCTTTATTAGGCACTATACTAGTTAGCTCTTTTAAATGATTATAAGCCTCTCTAAGCATCTTAATAGGTACTTTAGTTAGTAGCCCTCCAGGTATATCTGCTAAAGCCTCTAGGCTCTTTACCATTAACTCTATCTCAGTACTTTCCTTTTTATCTACTGCTATCATTAATTTAGTATACTGGCCTAAACTTACCTCATCCCAGCTAGTAGGTAGCTTATAACTTTTAACCTCATCATTAACTTTTAACTTTATTACTCTCATTTATTATAAATATAAATTATTATTATTTAATATCTGGGCTATTTTAAATACATCTAAGCAATAAAATAAGCCCTATAGTATCATACTATTAAAAAACTCTATTATTTAATTAGAGTAAATTTACTAGGTTAGCGTACTGAGTATTTACCTCTGCTAACTCCGAGCTCGTAATAGCACCTCATCATTAAAGCATCTGAGTAATCTGGAGAGCGCCCTATTAAATCCTTAATTTTATCTTTACTCAGTATAGCTAGCTTACCATCCTTATCTATATTAATCCTCCTTATCTGCTCTAACTCCTGGATTAAAGCCTCTTTAATCTTTATGCTATTAGTACTAACTCCTATCTGGCCTCTATTTATTAAATCAGCTAACTTATAACTGCATTGAGTTTTTAAATTAGTATAATTTTCTCCCTTTAATGGCCTGCTATTATTTACAAATCCCTTACATCTCAGTATATCCTTAGCTCCTCCTCCTACTCCATCCTCATCAACCAGTATATTACTTAGTTTTATACCCTCTCTATTCTGTATATCTCTAATCTTATTAGCTACATCTACCATACTGCTCATATCCATAGTAATTATATCTGCTATCTGTAGACCATTCCATAAATATATAACAGTTTTATCCTTACCAAATCTAGCTATATCTGCAGTTATATACTTATCTCCAGTAGGTACTACATTACTAAACATATTTATAATAGCATCATACTCTACCAGAGCATCCTTACTATCATCATACTCCCAATCTCCTCTCAGTAATCTGGCCTTACTTATCTCATCTAGCTTATTTAACTGAGCAGTATAATGCTTACTTATATGCTTATTATCTGTTACTAGAGCCTGGATAAATTTCTTATGATTAGGTAATACTCCCTCCCTACTCTCTTTATATATATTATATACCCAGCCCTTAGCAGGATTACAACTCATATATAATTTAGGTATTAGGCCATACTCATCTAGCTTATATCTTAATCTACTACTTAGTATATTCTTAGCCTTTTCAGTTATCTGGTTAGCCTCATCTATGCAGGCAAAAGTTAGCTCTAAACTCCC